CCGTGCGAGGGATTCATGTGGACCTAATCCAAAAAGAAGGGTTTGACCCAAGAACTGACGAGTATTATGATGAGATAGATCGTAGGATACGCGACATATTTCCTAGTGAATTTGAAGAAGTTCCTACGCCCACAAACAACAGGACTAGCCGACCCGTGCAAACGGTAGCTCCTGCAACCCGTTCCTCAGGGGTAAACAATACAGCACGCCGCACTGTTAGGTTGACCCCAAGTCAAGTTGCGATAGCAAAAAAATTAGGGGTTCCATTAGAAGAATACGCTAAACACGTTAAGGAGCAGTGAAGATGACCGAAGCGACCAAAGTACCAAAACTAAAACGCGACGCTCGAACCACGGAAACGCGGCAAGAGACGGTGCGCCGTAAAGCTTGGGCTCCTCCTTCACGACTAGACGCACCAGAGGCTCCACCGGGCTATAAGCATCGGTGGATTAGGGTTGAATCGGGTGGCGCAGATGACCGCGTCAATGTAGCAGCTAAACTCCGTGAGGGGTATGAGTTGGTACGCGCCGATGAATATCCTGATTTTGATTCAGGTGTTCAAGACGATGGCAAGCATGCAGGTGTTATATCTGTAGGCGGTTTGCTATTGGCGAGAATACCAGAGGAAACGGCAAATGAGCGTCGAGATTACTATTCTTCGAGAACCCATGATCAAATCAGGGCTGCCGATAATGACCTATTGAAGACGAATGTAAATTCGTCTATGAAAATCAATGCGCCAGAACGGCAGTCGAAAGTAAGCCTCGGAGGCCCACGTTCGGGTTCCGAATAACTTAATTTTAAAGGACATATATCATGGCTAATAACGATAAGGCCTTTGGCCTACGTCCGCTTGGTAACTTGGCTGGTACTGGAGCACAGAAGCAGTACGGTTACGAAATTGCGGACAATCAATCAGGAGCTATTTTCCAAGGTGACCTAGTCACTTTGAAAGATGGTTACATTTTACAGTTTGATCCCTCGTCGCATACAGCGGCAGTAGGTGTGTTCAACGGTTGTTTTTACAATGACCCTACAACACAAAAGCCTACTTTTTCTAACTACTATCCGGGTAGTATTAACATCACCCAAGGCAAGATTGTCGCTGATGTACTTGACGATCCTAGCCAGATGTTCATTATCCAGAACGATGGCACTTCTGCTGTAGCTAATTACGGCAAGAATGGAGACATCGTGGTAGGCACAGGTAACACAGTCACTGGCTTATCTGCCAATGAGCTTGATACCAGCACCATCGCTACAACTGCTGCACTTAACCTAAAAATCATTGGTCTTTGGGACGTACCTAACAACGCTGTTGGTGCGAATGCGGTAGTAGTGGTTAAAATTAACGAGCACCTCTACGGTAGTGCAGGCGTAGCAGGACAATAAGGAGAATAGATCATGGCTATATCAAGAGCCCAATTAGTAAAAGAGTTGGAGCCCGGTCTAAACGCCTTGTTTGGTCTGGAGTACAACACATATGATAGTGAGCACACTGAAATCTACGAAGTAGAGTCTTCGGACCGAGCTTTTGAAGAAGAAGTGATGCTTTCTGGATTTGGTGAAGCACCTGTTAAAGCTGAAGGATCTGGCGTTGCATACGATCAGGCCCAAGAAGTTTACACAGCGCGTTATACCAATGAAACTGTAGCGTTGGCTTTTTCCCTAACAGAGGAAGCAATAGAAGATAACTTGTATGACAAGCTATCTGCGCGTTACACAAAAGCACTAGCTAGATCAATGGCTACCACTAAGCAGATTAAAGGAGCCGCTATTTTGAATGGCGCGTTCACTACATCTCTTGGCGGTGACGGTAAGCCTCTTTGTGCATTAGATCACCCTACATTAACGGGTCCTGATCTCAAGAACGAGCTAACTGTTTCAGCGGATCTTACAGAAACGTCGCTTGAGCAAGCGTTAATCGACATTGCTGCGTATACAGACGAGCGTGGATTAAAGATTGCGGTACAAGGTAATAAATTGATTGTTCCTAAGGAGCTTCAATTTACTGCGGACCGTATCTTGAAGTCTACTTTACGTGTAGGCACAGCGGATAACGACATTAACGCTATGCGTAACATGGGTATGGTTCCTCAGGGATACGCGGTAAATCATTACTTAACTGATCCTGACGCATGGTTTGTCATTACTGACGCACCAAACGGCATGAAGATGTTTAATCGTGTTGCTCTTTCAACTGGTTTTGAAGGAGAATTCAACACAGGTAATGTCCGATATAAAGCTCGGGAACGCTACAGCTTTGGCTTTAGTGATCCACGCGGCATATTTGGATCGCCGGGTACTCCGTAAGGAAAACTGGGTATGGAAAAGGGAGCTTCGGCTCCCTTTTTTATTTGTACAGGCGTATTATAAGTGGTATATACTTAATTAAATCGGGGCTAACCCGCGATTCTGACCGTCCCCGACGGACTACATGCAGACAGATTCGCTAAACTCGCATGTGAGGATTCTCAAATGGCTAAGACCACTTTTTCAGGTCCAGTTATATCACTATCTGGCTTTGTACCCAGAGGCTTTAAAAACCAAGTTGTTTTAACTGGAACAGCTAATACTCTTTCTGTTTTACCTTACGTGAACTCCACTACCGGAGCTCAAATTGTAGGTAATGCAGGGAAAATGAATTTGTTTGACGACACTCTTGCAGGAGGAGCAGGCACAATTACTTTACCTGCACTTAAAGACACAACTCCTGAAGACCCTACAAGTCCAGATCAACAAAATGATTTTGGATCTGTTATGTCAATATACCTAGCTAAAGACCTTGCTAATGATCTTGTAATAAGCTGTGCGGCAGGTGACGTAATGACAGGTACAGCTTTGATGATAGGAGCCGCAGGAGCGGTAACAGGTTTTTCTTCCAATGCTGGCGGAGGAAATAACACTATCACCCTTAATGGTTCGACTAAAGGTGGTCTTATAGACACTGAAATCCATATCATGGCAGTTAGCGCAGGCACTTGGTACATCAACATGATTGGTATGGGTTCAGGCACAACTATTACACCATTTAGCACTGTTTAAATCTAAGGAGACAACTATGAATAATGGCAAAGGTATGTGGGGAGTTTCTGAAAGTGAAGAGGCTGAAGTTGTTGAAGAAGTGGTCGAAGAAGTGGTTGAAGAAGCTGACGACGAAGACTCAGAGTAGTCTTTAAAGGAGACTAAAAATGAGTGCAAGTAATATTTCAGCGGTAACTAAAAGCACGTCAGTAGCAGCGGTTTCGGGGCGATCTCGTTTGATGGGGGTTTATATTGTAAACGCCGTCACAGGAGCATCAAATACCCAAGGTTCCGTTAACATTAGAAATGGGTCCACTGTTAGTGGCACTATTCTTCTTACGCTAAACGCTTCGACAGCAGCAGCAGGAACAAATATAGATATTCCTGACGGAGGAATGTTGTTTAGTGAGGGTATGTTTATCGACCTTCCTACAACATCTCCGGCAAATTCTATAACGCACGTTACACTTTTGTTTGAAGGAGGAGCGGCGGCTTAATGGCGTCTACTAAAGCTGTAAAACGCACTCCCTCTGGCCGTATTACCTATCGTGGGGAGTCTTTTTCAGGTTACAACAAACCTAAAAGGACTTCCGGCGGTAGTAAAAAATTTGCAGTGTTAGCTAAAAAAGGTACGGATGTGAAGTTAGTTAGATTTGGTGATCCAAATATGACTATAAAAAAATCAAACCCTAAAAGGCGTGCAAGTTTTAGAGCTCGGCACAGTTGTGATACAGCTAAAGATAAGTTTAGTGCAAGATATTGGAGTTGTAAGAAATGGTAAAGAAAGCTCCTGTAAGAAAGAAAAAAGTTGTAAAAAAAGCAGCGGGTGGGTCAGTAAAGTCCACTGTTAACAGTGCAGGAAATTATACTAAGCCAACAATGCGTAAAAACTTATTTAATAAGATTAAAGCAGGAAGTAAAGGCGGCTCATCTGGACAATGGTCTGGTAGAAAAGCTCAAATGTTAGCAAAAGAGTATAAAGCAAAAGGTGGAGGATATAGGGACTGATGGCGCTTAAAAAGCCCCAAAAATCACTTCAATCTTGGACTAAGCAAGAATGGCGGACTAAAAGCGGTAAGCCTTCAACTCAAGGACCAAAAGCTACAGGAGAAAGATACCTTCCCTCCAGTGCGATTAAGTCCATGAGCAATAAAGAATACGCTTCGACTACTCGTAAAAAAAGAGCAGATACAGCAAAAGGAAAACAGTTTTCGAGCCAACCTAAAAAGGTAGCGTCGAAAGTAAAAAGTCACCGAAGAATGGGGTAATTAAAATGGCCGGACGTGGAATGGGAATAGCAACTAAGGGCGGAGGCGCTGTAAGAAGCGGCCCTAGAAATAAAGTATTGAAAACTAAGAGTAAAACCACTGGCATACCTATGTACAAAGATGGTGGCTCTGTAGGGAAAAGTTTCCCTGATTTAAACAAAGACGGAAAGGTTACCAAGGCAGATGTTCTAATGGGCCGCGGCGTCAAGAAAAAAAAAATGGGCGGCTCGATTAAGAAATACCGCAAGGGCGGAATGTGTAAGTAATGGCTACGTCTAACACAACAGACTTCAATCTTGCTATTGATGAGATTGTCGAGGAAGCTTTTGAGCGGTGCGGAATGCAGATGACCTCAGGTTATCAGCTTACTTCGGCTACTCGATCTTTAAATCTGTTGTTTTTAGACTGGGCTAACCGAGGATTAAATCTTTGGACGATAGAGGAAGCTACTTCCGCGTTAGTAAAAGGCACAAAAGAGGTTTTGCCCGGTACGGATACCGTAAATGTGCTTTCCGCGGTGATTAGGGATACGGTAGGTGGTCAGCAGCAGGATGTAAGTATTTCCCGTATTAGTCGATCTGAATACCTAAACGTGCCTGACAAACTTACGGAAGCACGGCCTACTCAGTATTATGTGCAGCGTCAAATAACACCAAAGATTTTTTTATGGCCGGCAGCAAATAAAGATTACACGCTTGTGTACTATCGAATCCGAAGAATGCAGGATGCGGGCGTTTATACCAACACAACCGACGTTAACTTTAGGTTTCTCCCTTGTCTAGCTTCAGGGTTGGCTTACATGATCTCTTTGAAGTATGCCCCTGATAGAACAACAGGCTTAAAAACCATTTACGAAGAAGACTTTCTTCGAGCGGCTAAGGAGGACAGGGACACAGCAAGTGTTCACTTTGTCCCAAGTGTGGGTTAAATGGCGTATGCAAACGGTAAATTTGCGGTAGCCATTTGCGATTATTGTGGCTTTCAATTCCCGTATAAAACCCTCCGCAAGAACTGGAAGGGTTTTATGGTGTGTCCCCAAGACTATGAACCTAAATCTCCGCAGATAGAGCCTTTAAACTATAGGGGTGATGCAATAGCTTTACGCGATCCTAGAACGGATAGAGAAGAGCCTGTGGTTGTGTTCGTGGGTTTACCGGGCGATTCTGCTTTTAATAGCATAGGAAGCGCTAACTACACCGCAGGAACTACTAACATGCAGCCTTTTCCTACCCAACGTCCGGTAGAGGGGGTAGGATCTGTTGGCACAGTTAAAATAATTCTACCTACGACTACAACTTTAGCTGTTACTGTAGCGAATCCCGGTTCAGGTAATAAATATTACATAGATGGCGTTCAACAAGCGACACTGACATTAAACGAAGGTTCCACGTACAGGTTTGATCAATCAGATTCTTCAAATGGATCACCAACTCATCCGTTGCGTTTTTCTACAATAAGTGACGGTACATGGGGAGGTGGTTCAGAGTACACCACTGGGGTAACCGTAGCGGGGACGCCGGGAACCTCAGGCGCTTATACGGAGATAGTCGTAGCGATCGGAGCCCCCCAACTTTATTACTATTGCACTAACCACTCAGGCATGGGTGGACAAGCCAATACGCCGTAAATGATTCTGGTGAAATAAATGACATACGATGAGTTAGTCACAAATATTAGAAATTATACAGAAGTAGGCAGTAACGTGTTTACCGATGCGGTAATCAACACGTTTATTACAATGGCTGAAAATAGAATACTCAGAGACATTGATTTGGATTGTTTTAGAGTAGAATCGACTGGCACAACCACACAAGGAAATAGATTTTTAACTGCGCCTAGCAACATTCTTACGCACCGTTATTTAATGACTACGATTGCTAACGTACAGACCTTTTTAGAGTTTAGGGACACGTCCTTTCTAAAAGAATATTGGCCTAATTATACAACTCAAGGCGTTCCTAAATATTATTCGGTATGGGATCAAGACACGTTTTATATAGCGCCAACCCCTAACGCGGCTATTGCGGTTCAAATGGGTTTTATTTCACGTCCCACGCAGTTATCTTCAACAAATACTACGACATGGGTAAGCACAAACGCGCCGGAAGTTCTTTTATATGCGTGTTTAATTCAGGCATACAGTTACACCAAAGGCCCTCCTGAGATGTTACAGTTTTTTGAAAACAGCTATAGCCAGTCAATTCAAGCACTAGGAATTGAACAACAAGGCCGTCGTAGAAGAGATGAATTTAGAGACGGTATTATTAGAGTACCTCTTAAATCGGAGTCACCCGGACCATGATCTCAACAGTAGGCGGAGCAAAGATAGGAATAGCAACAGCAAGTATGGTTTCGGGGCGTGGTTTCACCCCTGAAGAATTGGTTGAACACGCAGTAAACGAGATTATTTCTATTGGAAATAACTCGCATCCTGTCATACAGGCGCAAGCAGAAGCATTTAGAGAAGACATCAGGGGCGTAATGCTCAACTATTTACGTCAAGCTGTAGCTTCTCACAATACAACATTAACTAACCGTTTTACGGATGCTGGGCATCCTGAACTCGTCAAACTATTAGAGGTCTAACATGGCTATTACAATTACAACGGCAATGCCCACATCGTTCAAAGTCGAGTTGATGAAGGGTTTACACGATTTCACCGCAGGAAGCACTCGGTTTAAGTTGGCGCTTTTCAAAGCTACAGCGTCAGGCAGTGGCACATTTGGCGCGGCGACTACTAACTATTCTCAAATGGGTGGTGATGAGTTACCCACGGCCACAGGGTACACACAACTTGGTAAGCTTCTTACCTCTGTGACCCCTACAGCGGATGGGACAACAGCCATCACTAATTTTAGTTCTGTAACGTGGACTTCTTCTAGTTTTACTACTTCGGGTGGACTGATTTACGATACTGGAGATTCCAATTCAGCGTGTGCAGTGTTGAGCTTTGGTGGTGATCAGACGGTAAGTTCAGGTGACTTTCAGATACAATTCCCGACTGCCAGTGCTGCTGCGGCTATCATCCGTATTGCATAAGTAGGGTAATGCCATGAGCGCGTGGGGTGAACGGCCTTGGGGCTTTAACCGATGGGGAGGTGAAGCCTCTACCACTGTAAGACTTGGACCCGTCTGGGGCGAACGCGGATGGGGAGAAGGCGCTTGGGGAGATAACGGTGTTTCTGCCGTAGGCACAGGCGAAGTAGGCACTGTAACTTTTGCTTATGGAAACATCACTATTCCTACGGGCGTTGCAGCCACTGGAGCAGTAGGCACAGTAACATTAGATTATACAGGCCTAGTTAGACCCACAGGAGTAGCGGCGACAGGCGAAGTAGGCACAGTAAGTATTGTTGCAGCTTTTGATTTAACCGGCGTATCCGGTACAGGCGCAATAGGAGACTTCACGGTAGGGGTAAATGAGTTTATCATCCCCACAGGAGTTGCTGGAACAGGTTCCGTAGGTACAGTTACTTTTAGTATAGGTACTGTAGTCAGCGTTACAGGGGTTGCTGGTACAGGCGCAATAGGTACTGTAACTCCTGCGTACAACACGAACGTAGCAGTTACTGGAGTAGGCGGCACTGGGCAAGTAGGGACAGTAGCACCCACTATAGTTTTTGAAGTAACAGGCGTATTAGGCACAGGGGCAGTAGGGACAGTAACAAATACGAGCAGTGCGAATGTTTACCCGATAGGGGTAGTTGGTACAGGAGCGGTAGGAACGGTAGTAATTACAGGTTGGTCGGTTGTCCCTGACGCACAAACTCCAAACTGGCAAGTGGTTGATGACAGCCAAACACCAAATTGGCAACCCATAGACACAGAAGCGGCATAGGAATTAAACATGGCAACGTATGTAAATAATTTAAGACTAAAAGAAATCGCTACTGGCGATGAAAGTGGTACTTGGGGAACCAGTACAAATACAAACCTTGAGCTAGTTACTGATGGTTTTAGCTACGGTACAAAACAATTCGCATCTGATGCTAATGAAACTTTCACAATGCCCGATGGTACGGCAGATGCTAC